GGCATATTCTCCCTGGGCAGAGACAATACAAAAACAACAAAAATAACAAATAAAACAAAACTAACAGCAGGTATCACTACAGAAGATTATCAAAGCTTTTGGAACAGCCTAAATGTTAAAGTATTAAACAGCAAGGGAACAGTGATATCAAAATCGTTAGCTCAAATGACAAGTGATGCAACAAAAGGAACAATCACATTAGACAATATAGATGCTAATCCATTCGCAACAATACTACTAGTTTCAACAACAACAGAAACAAAAAAATTCTTAAAAACCGAACTAGGTCAATACGACTTAAAATTACTTGATCAAATCAGAGATGTAATTCTACATAAAAAGGGGAACGAAACACTAACCCTACAAGGAGCAGATCTAAACGAGACCAACAACGGATCAAAAGAATTGGTAAATATGTTTAACGACCTGATATCATCACAAGCCAATAAACTAGGAGGAATGCTGCTAAAAACATACGACAGCGATATATTTAATAACTGGGTACGAACCGATTGGATAGACGGAGCAGGAAGCATCACAGAGATAACAAGCATTGACATCACAGCCAATGACGGAAAGCTAACAATGGATGCGCTGAACTTACAACAGAAAGTCTACAACATGTTAAACAGAATCGCAGTGTCAGGAGGGACATATCGAGATTGGCTGGAAACGGTATACACAGCAGGAAAATATCTTGATAGACCAGAAACGCCTGTATTTATCGGAGGCATGACACAATATATCGAATTCGACGAAGTGATATCAAAAAGTGCAACAGAAACAACATACGGTATCCAACCGCTTGGAGATATTGCAGCAATCGGAAGAGGAGGTAAACCACTCAATAACGGACACATACACTATCAATGTGAAGAACCGGGATATATTATGGGATTAATAGCAATCACACCAATGGTGGATTACTCACAAGGAAACGACTTTGACTTAAATCTACAGACAATCGACGATCTACATAAGCCGGCACTAGACGGAATCGGATACCAAGATTTGATCCAAGAACAAATGGTTGGAGAAACATCCGTATACGAAGGAGGAGGAAGAATCAATAATATCAAACATCTATCCGCTAACAAAACGGTAGCTTGGATCGACTATATGACCAACTACAACCGTACATTCGGAGATTTCGCAACCGGAGAAGCATTAGACTTCATGGTATTAAACAGACGTTACGAGGTAAATAGTAAAAACACGATCGAAGACCTAACTACATACATTGATCCACAGAAATACATCGAAATCTTTGCAGATACATCAATTGACAGTCAGAATTTCTGGGTGCAAACAGTGGTACAGGCAACAAGACGAGGTAACTATAGTGCTAAACAAATTCCATTCTTATAATTATGAAAACAATAAACAAAATAAGAGTAAATAACTTCAAGGGAATGATCGAGATAACAGAAAAAGGTGAAACTTTGATCAAAAAGATCCAAAGAATTCTCGACGAAAATGAACCGTTGACTGACGGAGCACCTATGATCTATACGCCTAAACAGGCAGGAGTAAGAGATGATTGCAACGTACGAACGGACAAGTGGACTTTAGCCATGAACGCAATGGATAGAGTCAACAACTACAAATTGAATGAATACCTCAAAAAGGGAGAAATCGAAACGCCAAAAGCAGCAGAAGGTCAAAGCGAAGGAGGAGTAGCTGAACCAAATCCAACTAGAGACAACTAGTCGGGTACGACTACGAACACTATATGCGAAAAAGGCGGATGTAAATATTTATGTCCGCTTTTTAAAGCCAAAAAAGCGCAGTACGCATATAGCATATTATATCAAGTAAATATAGGTAGAGCTTCTTCAAAAGTAAGCTCGAAGAACGTAAAAATTTATTATCATGGGATTAGGAGCAACATTAGCAGGAGCAGCAACATCGGGATTAGCAAGTGCTGCAACCGGAGGAATAGGATCAATAATCAGTGGTGGTCTAGGACTACTAGGAGGATTATTCAAAAGAAACAATAACGGATTCAAAAACCAGCAGAAACTAATGCAACAAGCATGGGAGTATGAAAAAGAAGGAATGGGCTTACAATACAACTATGGGCAACAAGCAGCAGACGCTGAATATAAACGAAATCTTCAAATGTGGAAAGACACCAACTTTGGAGCTCAAAGACAAGAAATGGAAAATGCAGGATTAAGCGTAGGACTCATGTACGGAAACGGAGGAGGACAAGCGGCAAGCACAGCGGGCGGAGATGGAATGCAGCCAAGCGGACCAAAAATGAATCCTGTAGAAGCAGCACTACAACAACAAGCGATGGGATTACAACTGAAGCAGATAGAGGCTCAAAACAAGCTTGCAAGTGCTGAAACAGCCAAAACATTGGCAGAAGCAAACAAAATCGCAGGAGTAGACACAAAAGGGCAGGATCTTGAAAATAAATGGCAGGAAATTGAAAACAGAATCCAATTAAGCAAAGAAAATATAGCGGCGGCAAACGTAACGGAAGCAAACGCCAATGCACAGAAAGCAGCCGAACTCTGGAATCAAGAGATGCTGAACACAAAGTATCTAAACGAAACCCAAGAGGAAAGAGTGACAAAACTAGTGGCGGAGATAGCGTTATTACAAAAAGAAGGAGCCGTACAAGATTCGATCGTAGACGTCAACTACAACACCGCAAGAAAGATCCAAAAAGAAGTAGAGAATTTCTACTACGACATGATAACAAAGAGAATGTCTGCTGAAGCAGCGAAAGAACAAGCAGCAGCCATGATAGACAAGATCGCAAAAGATTATGAACTCGGAAAAGGACATCTAGACAACGAAAACCAAAAAAACCTTAGAGAATGGATCTTCGGAGGAATCAATCAGTTGTCGGAGATTATAGAATCTATAAGCAAGTTCAAACAAGCACAATCTCTACTCAAGAGGCTCGAAAAAGTAATCAGAAAACCAAACGAATAATATGTGTTACTTCACAAAAAAAGTATTAAACAAGCGGTTTCTGCCTAATCGGAAGAATAGGTGGAATCCGCCTGTGTGTACAGACGAAAGATTCAGATATGTAGAAGTAGAATGCGGACACTGCTTCGAATGTCGTAAAAAAAAGAGAAGAGAATGGAGAATCAGAAATTACGAACAACTGAAAGAAACACCTCATGCAGTGTTTTTTACAGGAACAGTGTCTCCACAAAGATATGAATATATTTGTAAAAAATATGGATTCAAAAACGATGGATCGCAAGATAACGAGATAATTACAAAAATACACAGATTATTCCTAGAAAGAATCAGAAAAGAAACAGGTAAATCAGTAAAGCATTGGTGTGTAACAGAAAAAGGACATACCAACACAAGGAGAATACATTTACACGGGTTATATTACGCAAGAGAAGGGCAGACAAAATGGCAATTGACGAAACTGTTATACGAAAATTGGATAGACGGATACAAATACTACGGAAGATATGTCAATGAAAGAACAATAAACTATGTATCAAAATACATGACAAAAAAGGATGAAGACAATCCTGATTATATATCAATAGTGCTATGCAGCAAAGGGCTTGGGGCAAACTATGCAAAAGAAAACCAACTAAAACACAAATGGAATAAGGAAAAAACAATTATTACATATAAAGCACATAACGGACAAGATTTACCATTACCAAGATACTACAAAACAACCATATACACAGATGATCAAAGACAATTGCTATGGCTATATGCCGAAGATAAAGGAGTAAAATGGGTAAAAGGATTTGAAGTAATAGGAGCTAACACGGTGAACAAAGATTACTACGAGAGATTACTCAAGGAAAAAAATGAAAATGGAATCGGCTTACACGAGGACAATATCGAGGAAATTGAAAGGAAAAAGGCGATCAATCGAATGGCAAAATTACAAAATCTGACAAACAGAAAGAAAGCGCAACGAAGGCAGATCAGAAGAGAAGAGGAAGATATCATGTATCAATACTTATCAGCAGAGTATTGTCCTTTCTAGTTTTCGTTTCACGAAAACGTCTTGTCCGTAACGAACGGACTACACTATGCAGCAAGTTTTATTTTAATTTTACAGGGAGGAAAAGGTAGAGAAGGACAGAAGGACAGCTACCTACAATACCTGATTAAGGACAGACGTGTACCCGACCAAAAGGTCGTGGTATGCGCCTTTGGCGATATCAAGGTGCTAACGCTCTAGGGTAACCCCTAGAACCCTGTATTTGTCGCTCGCGCTATGGGAAAGTTAAAGAAAGTTATAAGAATCAGAGAAAATTTGGAAAATCAGAAAAAACAATGCACCTTTGCAGTGTTCAAAAAAACAAGAGTATTAACCGTTCCATATGGAACATTAAAAACAAAATAATTATGAAAAAAATTACATTTATCGTAGAATTTATAGACGAAATAAACAACAAAAAAGATTGGTCTATAGTTAGAGAGACAACAATTAGCAAAGCGCTCAAAGAAGCCGAAAAAATATGCAAAGTAAATAACGTAAAACTTATAGGAATCAAAGAAGCTTAACAACATTATTAACTATAAAAATTTAAAAATTATGGCAGCAACAAATTGGACAATTATCAAAAGAAACAAAGCAACCAACCAAATTGTAATATTCAACTTGGAATCAAAATGGACGTACAAAACAGCCATAGGTATCGCAACCGAATTAAACAATGACGAGTTAAACGAACTCGTATGTATTGTAGAAACCAACAAAATAATGCTAAAAAATGATAAAAAAGAGATTCAAACGGACGAGTTACCTATCGGATAACGAAACATTTACTACATTTAAAGCAATGAAAACATATGCCTACTTCAATACAGGAGTAGGCGGTACAAAAGAGGGGTACGAATTAGCCGACGATGAAATAATAAGAATTTACGTATTTAAAAAACAAGAAAGGAGGATATTATGTATTAAAACTTATGATAAAGAAAAAGAATTAATCAATGAATTAAAAAAAAGCAATTAAATCTATTCGAAAATGGATAAGAAAAAGATTATTTACGAGATTATTAAAATTGTATGTACTGCAATCATCAGTATTACAGCAGTTCTAACAGCACAAAGCTGCACTATGTCACTAAGCGTAAGCAAAAACAACAGTAACAGTACTCAAAAAACCGAACAAACAACAACTAGTTCAGTTGACAGTACACAAATCAATATTAACCCAAAAAAATAAAAATCATGGACTTAAAAAAAGCATTCAAAATCAGAAAAAAAAATGCAGAGACAGATGAAGTTATTATTACTATTGGTAATCATTTGGCCACTAATCAAACATTTCAATCAGAAGAAGAAGCGCAAAAAGTAATTGACGCAACAGATTGGAATTTAGTAGCAGCATTGATCTACGCTTGCAAAAAAGCAGATCAATGGGAAGAAGAACAAAAAAAAGCATCAAAAAAAGAGGAGGAATAAATTATGGCAGTCGTAAGAACTTTAGGTAAAAATACACTAGGCGACAATAACAAAATGAAAGTCGCAATGAGAGATTATGATATGTCTACTCATGATATATCAACGATATTCAGAAGTTCAATCGGTGTAGGAATGCTTGTACCATTCTGTAAAATACTATGTCAAAAGGGAGATATCATCGACTTAAATTTAATCAACAAAACACTAAGCCAACCAACGCTTGGGCCGCTATTCGGATCATTCAAATTACAACACTTCATGTTCTTTGGAGGTCTCCGATTATACAACAGTTGGTTACACAATAACCGAACAGGAATCGGTATGAAAATGAGTGACATCAAATTGCCGATGATGCTTGCCAAAATGTACGGAACAAATACAGATGCAAAAACAAACATTTCGGCATCAGCATTATACAAATACCTTGGATGGAGTAAATCAAGAAGGACAGGAAGTGGCGCAACACAAGGAGTAGAAAAAAATGGAGTACCATTACTTTTATACCTAGACATATTCAAGAATTTCTTCGCAAACACGCAGGAAGATAAATTTTACATGTTAAAAGGAGCGGGAGAGATACAACTAAACATTCAAAAAACATACAATAATAGTAACAACGAAATATATACTATCGGAAAAAATCAAAATAGCGTAGATGTAACAAAAACGACTACTATAGCACCAAACGTAATATTAACCGATTACACGAATTTTTGGGATAGTTTAAAAGTAAAAATACTTGAAAGTG